CGGATGCTCCTCAACCCACTGCGCCGCCTGCTGCTCCGCCTCTACCATGCAGCCGACGCCGGACGGCACCGGATCTGGCGGATAGACGGTCTGGCATTGCGCCGCGAAACAAAAGGTCAGCACTAAATACGCGGGCATCAGAACTTGCTCGGCATAATGCGGCCGGGAGCGCGGCGAGCAGTTTCGGCCTGTAGCGCAGCGAGATAACCGCGCTCTTGCGGATTTGCCGGGTTCCCGTAGATCGCCATTTCCATGCGCCCTATGAGGTCATCATCAAATAACACTTCGCGCGCTAGGATCAGCTTGGCCTCAGAGCGAATGAGATCATATCCCTCGGTGGTCCACGCGTTGGTATCGCCATCAAGGGCCAAAGGTGTTTGTCGTTTATAACCGGCTATCGTAATTGGCAGCGCCGCGTTCGGTATCGGGTAGAGCCGGAAAGTCCCGCCAAAATAAGCGAAATCGCCCGGAAATGTAGAGGACACATTCGGGTTGACCGAAATCGTCTCAATATACTGCCATGTCCGAGGTAGCAGAATGTAGCGGTTGCTGTTAATGAGCACTCGCGCCTGCAGGATATTGGTAAAAAGCGCAAAATTGGGATCGTCTGTTGCCGTGTAGTATTCCTGGAACGGCACCGTGGTGAATTCACTCTGCGAGTATATTTCATTGAAATAGAACGGCTCTCGCTCCCATTTGGCGATCGCCGATTGTATCGCATTCTGGATTGGCGACGTTGCGAGTCCGCTATCGCTCAGCGGCGACAGCAAGTCTCCGCGATCGAGAAGCTCATCGGCAATCGCCAGCTGCAATTGTCGATATGTCGCGGAAATCGCCATTTAGTGCCGATCGCTGATAAAGTAGATCGTTTCGAAGCCCTGGAACTCGCCGCCGCCGGTACAGCTCATGTGGAAATCCACATGATCGCCCGGCAGCAATTGCATTCCCGTTCCGTTTGAGAATTCTTTGTGACCGAGGCGCGTGGTGGGATCGATCCAAACCATGATGTCGCCATCGGTCGGGTCGGAATTCCCAGCAAAACCATATTGGATCTGCTGTCCCGCCGCGCCACTAAAGAACGCTTCGAGATCGACACCCGTGATCATGATCGGGCCCGGCGAGATCTGCGATGCCGGATAGAGGTTATTCGCGACCTGATCCGACCCGTCGCAGACGCCATGAGCATAGAAGTTGACGGAGCGGGCGAACTTAAGGCCGCCCGTCCAATCCGCATAAGCTGGTGCGGTGGTGAGGCATAGCCCCACCGCCAGCGCCTTAGTAAACCCCACGGCCAGAGGTCGTCCTCGGCTTAGCCGAACCTTTGCCCATGGGCGTCTTGCGCGAGGGATATGCGCCGGGCTTCATCGCGCCCATGCCGCCGGGGGCGCCATTCATCACTTTGAATGTGCGTTGCAATTCATTGGGCGATACGCCGCCCGGGAGCTTTGGGGGATTTTTCACCGGCTTCCCAACACCACGGCTGTAGCTCACAGCCCCGATATTCGGTTGGGTCTGGTCCGGCGTCTCGGCTCCGGACGGAGCACGCGATCCGCCACGCCCATTGTTGCGGGCGCGCGATTTCGGAAGTGCCATGTTAAGATTCCTTACTAAGAAGTAGAGGCCCGGCCGAAGCCGGGCCGCCGTAGTTACGAGGTCGCAGTTCTCGCGGCAAACGAATAGGATGCCGTAAGGACAATGACACCCGACGTGTTGCCGGTTGTCGGCCCCGCCGTCACCGTAAGGATGATGGTGCCATCACCGGTATTGGTGCCGATTAGGTAGCCGTACGTAAGGCCGCCCGGGGACGAAGTCGGGAAGACGTTAATCTTCGTGCCCACGAGGCCAGTAGTGTTATTGGGCTGCGCAACGGCAGTCATATACCGGCCGGCAGCATTGCTATCGCCGAGGCTAAACCGGAACGCATTGCCGACACCCGAGTCGATAATGCTGCTGGTCACCGTTAGGTCATCGATATATGCCCCATTCGGGATCGTCATAAACGTGACCGTATCGGTGTTCGCCAGCGCCGCCGTCAAGGTGAAGACGGCAGTGACGGTTTGATCGCCTCCGTCGAAGATCGACTCCGGAATAACGCCAGAGAGTGCGCGATCTGCAAAATAAGCAGTCATCTGTCCGTCTCCTTAGTGCGCGACGGCGTAAGTGGAGCAGGTGATCTCGGCGAAGTTAGCTGAGTTAAACACAGCCTTCTTCAATCCCCAGATCAAACCTGCCGCGACGCCGAGCTTGTTGTCGTAGTCGAAGAGCTTTTCGACCCACTTAAAGCGCTCGGGCCCATCTTCCCGGCCGTACGCGACAACAGCCGCCTGCGCCCCACAGAATGCGGCGTGGCGGACGTTGGCAACCTGCGTTAGCGAGTTACCGGAGTTGACGCCAGGCGTAACACGGTAATCAGAGTGGATGACCGTGCCGTTATAAACGCCGAGAGAGCCGTCAAAGATCGGGTTGTCTTCGACTTCACCACCGGTCATAGCCGCCTTCTGGATGTCCAGCCATTGGCCCGACGAGGTGTTGATGCGCATGTCCGTTACTTGGAACGGGTGCATAAACAACACATAGTAAGGCTTGCCGCCGACCATCACCGGGCGAATTGCCGGTGAAAGGGTGCGCGCTTTCTCAATTGCGCGATCGATGATCGTCAGCGAGAAGACCTGCGTGGAGGCGATGCTTTGATCATTCGCGGCCGAAGTGTCGGAACGCAGGATGTGGCTAGCATCGTCAGCGATAACCGCCTGCAAACCCGTCCAACGAGTATCAGTGGCGGCCTTGACGTTACCGTTAGTGGTGAACGTCGGGGTGAAGCCACAGATCTGATTGAAGAACGAGAAATCGATGCGGTCTGCCCACCAGTCGCGTAGGGCGCTCAGGCATTCCATGCGGACGCTGAACGGTACGCGCTGTTGCGACATACGCCCGCCGGCATCGGCGGAGTGACGCAGCTGGTTGATGATGACGGCATCGCTGAAGGTGGTGAGAGCTTCCTCTTGCCCCTCAAGCGGCCCGTCGCCGATCACGCCATCGCCGGTCAACTGCATACGCAAACCGAAGGTGATCTTGTCACCGGCGGACTTCTGCGTGTTGTCCCGGATCTGGATGATGGAACCATCGGACTCGCCCATAAAGCGGCTTGCCCAGGTGTTTTTGAGCACTTCGACGAGCAGCGTCTTCGCCCAAAGCTTCACGGCCAAAGGATCGTTTGGCCCGTAAGTTGTAAGTGCCAAGGTAGACTCCTAGCGTGGGTTGCGATTGCCTCCCGTGACGCTGGGAGCAGCGAACCCGTCCTTTGACGCTAGGAGCGGTAAAGCGAAGCGCGATGACGGACGCGCGCCCGAGGTAGATCCGGATGCCCTATGGGCTTTTCGCAGGCTGTCCGGTCAGCGCTGGCCCGCTACGGCTTAAAGTTAGGCGCCCATTTGCGCCATTACATCCTCGGGCTTGCTGTTATAAAGCCTTTGGAATTCCGCGTCCGACATCTCTGCCAAACGCCGAGCGTTGAGCGCCCCGGTGACCGGAGCCCCGGCAGGAAGCGAACGCGCTTGCTGTTGCCCTTCGGCAATATTCTGCAAACGCGCTTGAGCTGTGTTTTGGGCGCTGCTAGATTGCGTCTGCGGCTGTGCCTCATTCTCGGTCCCTTCCGTGCCGGGCAACCCGGAAGTGGCCGGTGATGGGGCATAGCCGTACACCTTCGCCAGCTCGTAAAACCGCTCGGCAGGATTGCCCCCATCCTGAACGGCTCGCGCAACGCCCTCTAACCACTGCCCCTGGATTATTTGCTGACGCTGCCCTGGGTCGCGGATTCCCTGGATCAGCTCAAGCTCGCGGTGCCGCATTTGCACCAAATGGTCGATCGCCCGAGGATAATCCTCGTTTCGTCGAGTGAATTCCTGTTCTGCCGCATAACCGCGCTGATTGAGCTGATAAAGCAACGTCGCTTGCTGCTGAAACAGATTCTGTTGCTGCTGATGCTGCTCCAAAGTCTGTTGATTGGCCTGCGCCGTAGCTTCGGCCCGATTGACGCGTCCCAGAATATGCTGCACCGGATCTGTTTCGAGCGCAGGAATTGTCGGCTGCGGCGGCTCAGCTGGCTTTGGCGGCTCAGGCTGCGGCTGGTTGAACCGCTGCAACAGTAGATTGGTTCGCTCCTCCAATGTGCGGATGCGAGTGCGCTCTTCCGCAAGATCGGAGCGGGTCCGTTTATGTAATTCGCGCTCCTCATGTAATGCCGCAAGCGGCACCATTTTTGGAGGCGCAGGCTGGTCGGGTTGCGCTTCCGTCCCGCTCGGCGGCGACGGAGACGCTGGCGGCGGAGACGGTTCGGGCGATCCCGGCTGAGCATCGTCCGCCCGCATTTGGTCGAGCAAAGCTTGCTCGTCCGCCGTTAGACGGTCTTCGGACATTTAACGTTGTTCCTTACGAATTGCCGAGTTACGGGCCCGGCCCCCGTTGCCGCATTACGCCGCGGCGCGCGATGGTTGCTTCGCCTGCTTCTCAGCGAGCGAATGTTGTCTCAGTGCCATGTCTTGCTGTCCCGCCGAGACATCTTCGGCGTGATCTTGCTGACGCGCCGCTAAATCATGCTGCTGCGCGCCCATCTGTTCGGCGTGCGTCTGCTGGCGGGTCTGCAGATGTATCGTCGCGAGCGTGTCAAACGCCTTCAGCAACATCTCATATTGATCCGTGTCGGCGGATTGCTGCGAAATCCCGGCTTTTGCCAAATTAGCGA